GTCTTGTACTTGACCAGCCTTTACGTAAGAAGATAGTTCAGCACCAGCGTGTGATTGGAAAGTATCTGGTGGATTGTTTGCTTGCATACGAGAAACAAGTACGCCCTTAGCGTTTGTTCCAGCAGCGCCAGCAACAGCAGCAACGGTGCCCCATCCACCAGGTACATCATGCCTTACTGCTTGATCTACTGATGTGCCGGTGTCTTCAATAACACGGTTTGCTTCACCGCCAAAATTACTAATAGCTTGACCTGGGTCACTAATAACGTTAGATAGTGTGCCAATAGGGTCACTAATAAAGCTGCCTATAAATCCGCCACTCATAAAGTACCTCTCATTAAATACGGGTCTACTTCTTTAATATGTGTTTCATGATGAATACGTGTTATTCCACAACGGGTCATCACACGTTTTGCGTAGTCAGGCTTATCCGTATAAAGGCTAACGGTTTTAAAGCCATGTATTCTTAGTTGATTGATAAACTTTTCAGAAGCAGAAAGAAAATCCTTGGCGCTACCCCCATCTACAATGCCGAAATAAACATTAGACCCTTGCGGTAAATATGTAAATATAGTGTCATGGGTACGATAAAGTTTAAAACCTTTTTGCATAGCGTTATGCATCATAGCAATTAAGCTTGAATGATGAGCATTGACTTTATTCTTTGCAACATGATTTTTAGCAATTTGTACAAGTTCTTCTGGTTTCATATGCTCATTATTCCTACTAATGCTTTTGCCCACGTTTGCCAATCTTTATATGCGCGTTGATCAGGCACTGCTGAATTTACAAAATACCCAATGCCTTGCATACCATCGGCCCATTGTCGCCATTTAACCTCATTGACATACCCTAGCTGATTGGCAGCAAACAAGTCACACATTCTTTTACACCATTGGTCCCATGTCATACCCCTTGGGTCATATGTAACCATTATGGGTTGCCTGTAGATCTTACATCGCCAAGATCTGCATGTAAAAGGATATTACCGCATTGATAATTGCCATTATAGTCATTGCTGGTGAATCTTAACCGCATCTCACGGCGTTGTTCTTTCATGTCAATTTTAAGCGTGCTTGAGGTAAAGTAATACGGGCTGGACGCAACGTCCACATCATCCGCGTATCCCTTACCCGTTACAATCAATGACATTTGTCCAGACTGCACAAAATCAGGCTCCACTCTTTCAAGCCTAATCCAGTTATTGGCTCCAGTAATAGATTTTTGACCTGGCCCGCCGCCAACCCAGCCAATAGAATTGGTCTCAAAATATGAGTTAATAGCGTCAACTTGCGTTAAATACACTTGGTCGGTGCCAATCTCATGCTGCCAAATAGTATAAGTGCCTTGTGAATTGGTGGTGTTATCGGCCCATATAGGATACCGGAAGACCTCGGAGAATACGCCGGCTGATCTATTAGCCCCAATAGCTTGACCTGCATCATACCAAGTATTTTCACGCACGTTATAAATAATGGCGTCATTGCACTCGGTGGCAGACCCTTTTGGATAAAACCACCATATCTCGCCAAACCGTGGAATCTTGGCAGCCCAAACTTTTTGACGCTGCGTAAAATTCAAATTATCAAAGAAATAGTTAATATTAGTATTATTAGGAATTTCTTGCACTACACCGTTATACATCATAAACCTGTCAACGGCCACCCAATAAATAATACCATCGTATTCAATTGGTGAGTTAGATGAAACAATAGATGTACTTGTTGAGATAATATCATACTTCCAATAGATGGTAGAAGTGCCTATGCTAGTCGGGGCGTAAGATACTCGAGTTACCTGATCTAAGGAAAAGAATAAGCCGGCTGGAGTAGTGGTACCCCCTCGTAAAGGCAAACCTCTTACCACTTTGGTAGAAGATACGTTATTGGCGTTGGCATCAGCGCCTACCCAGTTGGTAAAGTCCCCCGCCGAGCAATTTTGTATTAATCCATTATTGCCGTACACAAACAAATAGGGGTAGAGCATACAAGCCCCACCACTTACTGAAATAACATTATCAAATGTAAGCGTTTGTGAGCCTGAACTGCCTGAATTTGATAATACTACTGTCGTAACTGACCCGGTGACAATGGCGGATACCACAAGTGTACCTGCAGCCAAGCCACCACCACTTACTACTTGATTGGTCGCAATTTTATAATTAGCTGATGCTATGGTAAATAGGGTGCCTGAAATAACACCTGTGGCTGTAAATACCCCCACCGCTGTTAATGTGCCTCCTGGAAAAGTACCAGATAATACATATGTATTAACTGTGCTATCTATATTGGTAAGATTTTGACCTGGGTGAGCAACAACTTGTAAAGCCCCAGTGCCGCTTGAGTTATACCCAATGTCAAATTGCCAAAGATTATTATTGTTTGAGATAAAGTAGTTGGTGTCTAGCGTTACAGATTGTGGGCCAAAACCTACGCCATCCGTGTTGGCTGTTTGCCAATATTGCATAGAGTTGCTATAGCCTGAGTAGACATAGTTAATACCTTGCTGTGACTGCATGGTCATGCCACGTGATATGCCTGTAGCGTTTAAAAAGATACCTTTATAGCCGCCAATTTTTCTTGGATAGCCACGCTGAAATCTTACCCATTGCCCATCTACATATAAAGGCGCAGCAAAGACAGTACCATCTCTTTGGATACCGGGTTGAATGGCAAGTGAAACAACTTGTGCTGTCAAAACCCGCCTCCTACTACACCGGCTGTTAACTGCCAGCCCGAAGCGGTTGCAATACCTATACTAGCACCATTGGCGGTGAAGCCAATTTGATTGCTGGCGGGCTGATAAATACCTGTAGTCAAATTGCCGGTAAAGTTAATGGAAGGCGAGGCCGCGGAGCCTGCGTTAACCGTTACACTGGCTTGACCGCTTGGTATATACGTATTGGATGAGAATACATTGGTACCATCACAAGTAATGGTAATCGTATTGCTTTGTGGAACAACGATGGTTGACCCGCCTACTGCCGAGGTTTTGAAAGTAAGTGTATACGCCCCCGTTGTGTTATTGGTAACTATATATACCTGCACAGTAGAGGGAACTATGACAATTTGATTGCTAGTTAATGTGCCTGAGTAAGCTTGAATGGTGCTTGCGCCTTGGGCTGACGTCAGTGTTAACGTGCCGCCAGTAACGGACAAGGAAAGCTGTGTATAAGCAAAAGAATTAGACCTGCCATAGGCGTAAGTGTTATACCCGGTTGAGCCATTGGACACAATAACAAGGGACTCAGTCAGCTGCAACTGCTGCGTAGAGTTGCCATCAATGGTATCGGTTCCAGATGGCGTAAGTGTTAAAATGCCTGTACCATTATTCTTAATAATCGCGAACCAGTTATTACCAACAGTTGTGGACGAGGGCAGTGTAATAGCCCCTACACCGCCGGACCATACAAAAAAGCTAGCTCTATTTTGCGCTGCCAATGTAATACTAGAGTAAACAGCAGTAATTGGATAAGCTTGATTTAACGTGCTGGATAGGGCAACTAAGCCATACCCTGCCAACGCGGAGGCGCTAGCCGTAGATGTACCCGCTCCCATTGCAATGTTTGACCATGTACCATTGGTTGTGGTGTTATTGGTCAGGTAAATATAATAAGTATTAATACTGCTGGAGCCTGAGCCCGGGGGTATAGCAATAATGGTGTTGGCTAGATTGTCGGTGACGGTGAAAGTGTTTGTACCAACATTTCGAATAATAAGGGCTTGCCCAACAGAGACTTGAAGCGCCGTGGGCAAATAAAGCAACAAACCCGTTGTGGTAGCTGTTACCTCAATAATATTGGCAGCAATTAAACCTGTATTGCCATTAACAGGCCAGGTCAAAAAGGTGCTTGTGGAGATGGTCAGCGATTCATACGCAACCTGTGAAGGTGATATAGTTTGCGCGGTAAAGGGATCGGTGTAGGTAGTCATTATGAATCCTGTGCAATAGCTTGACGATCTGCAATACGAAGTTTATCTTCATTAATCAATACATCCATTGCTTCTTTATATTTTTCTTGGAAAACAGTGCGTTGATCATTCTTTAAAAATGGCATAAACTGCAACAATGTGCCATAAATGTAAGCGTTAGGGGCGTTTTGAGTAATCCAATTAGTTTGATTATTAGAGTCCAAAGGCTGAATCCGCTCGTAATAAAGCACTTCAAAAGGGTACGCCTGATCTGGTGGAGGAGACACAATCCAATGCCCGTAATCATAATCAGCGTAATACAAAGGAATGCCCGTAGAGGCCCCGGTATTATAGTTAAGGAGATACTCATACTTTCTTAGAAATACCGGCTGAGGCCCATTGGGACCTGTTACGTTAAACGATACGGTTTTGCGCCATCTAGCAGGCTTTTGAATAATAGCCCCTGCACTGCCCGTAGTCATTGTGCTCTCAACTACTCTTTGCTGGCCCAAAGACTTCATTTGCTGAGCAATTTCAAACTCGCATAGCGTGATAGCAACGGGAATTTGATTGACCACCGCGGAGTCGGACCGCTCCAAATACTGCTCAATAGTAGTAATTAGATTGGAGTAGGTGAGAGCAAATGAGTCGGTCATCTAATATCCTTAAGCGTAAGCCCTTGTGCCTGCTTTATCAATGATAAGCTTGGATTTTTTGGGCGTGTCACCCTCATGTGTGGTAATGGCCACATGAGTCCAACGATCAAACTCACGAATCACTTGCTGGTAAGGTAAATCACTAGCAATAATTGCTTTAGTCACTTCATCCGGTGTCATGCCTGGGACTCGCAAATCAGCCGCGCACCCATGACGATGATCGCTAGTGTTCTTAGACCCTACCGCTGTGTTTACGGCCTCAGACCTAAAAGCGCTATTCACCATAATTGGCTTGCCGCCCAGTACAACTTTAACTTGCTCAAGAAAAGCAGCTAGGCGAGGCAGGTTAGCTATGGCGTCAATGGTTTCTTCTTTACCATCTATGATGCACTTCTCATGATCTGTAGGTGTGTTATCCAGCTCACGGTGATCGGTGTGAGTTAGTTCTTCAAATGTGAAATTAGGACTGAGATTCATTTTGCGCCTTTCCAATATGGATACCTGTAATTAAGCCTAAGAAACCACCACAGATGGATTGAAACGCGGGCCCAACAATGTCAAACACAATCTTATCATCCACGGTTGGATCAAGCACCGCTTGAACAAACATCCAAATCATTGATGCAATAACCCCCATTAAGGAGAGAGTTGCAATCATAGTTACACATCCTTTTAAAGTCCAGTCTTTCATTGTTTACTCCTTACTTCATTGTAGATGTCAACGCAGGCGTTGAGTTGCCTGATGGCTTTATCTCCGTCGGCGGCAATGGAGATAAGAGTGTTAGCAGCCTCTGGGTCAAGTTCGGATCTTGCTTCTGTATTTCCAGAGGTAGGGGTGGAATCTGAGCTGGTTTGAACGGCGCGGGTGGCGATTGACAACCGAATAGCGCCACTAGCAACATCAGACTGTAGTTTCGCAATTTGTACTTTAGCATTTTCATTTGCCTTTCTTAATTCCGTAGCGTGATTATCAGCTATTTTAACCATTTCTGCTTCTTTTTGCCGCTCAAGTAGATTAAGTCTAGCCACTTCAGCCTCTTGCTCAACATAAGCTTGATGGTGCCCATAGAAAAAACTGCTTATGACTATGGACAGAATGCCTAATAAGATCCACGGGTTGGTTAAACTAAACATTATTTCTCTCTTTGTGCTTCAATTTCTTTTTTAAGCTTCTCAATCCGTTTCACATCCGCTTGCAGCAAGATCCTCTCCTGCCTAATATCCATATACAAAAACCCAAGTACTGGCAAAATCAAAACAAACAACAACGCCAATACAATAATAAAAACTACATAGGCCCAGTCATTTGATTTATTGCCCACATCAGACCCGCAAAGTATATAGCCACGATTATT